TGATATGGCTGGTATGTCAGATATAGATAAAATGAGAATGGGTAGAGGTGGCCCGACTAATATTATTGATAATTCTAGTAATTCATCCTCGTCCTCGTCCACACCTATTGTAACTGGTGGTGGCCCAAGTACAAATGATGCACAAGATCCATTAATGGCAGACGCAGCCGCATAATGATACACGCATTTTTATTGGTTTATATGTTGGGCGATATTGTTCAACGTGGACAGCCAATGTATTTCCAAAATATTAATGACTGTAATTATTTTGCATCAAAATTAGTAAAACGATATGGAAATTATAGGTACAGTAGCCTCATACCCAAAGAGCATAAGGCTACTGCATATTGTAAACCAGTGTGGATTAAAGAAAACACACCAGGTTTATATTAACCCTCGTTTGCCAATCTGGCAAAATAGGACATGGTATCCTCATCTGATTCAGATACCTCTGCTGTTTCAGCAGTAACCGGTTCGTATTGAGGTGCAGGTTCATTAACCTGGTTCATCTCAACTACATTAGGTGCGCCGGCATTTGCTTCCTCACCCAAAACCCTTGAGAGTTTAGTTTTTAACTCATCATAGGTCTTATAATTTTTAGGGTCAGTAAATTCGCCCAAGTCGTGAAGTTGGTTATAAACCGCTTCCAACTTGTCCTCATCACTCTCAAAAAGGGCAGATGGACTGGCAAATTCAGATTTATCGTAATTACGATAACCTTCAACTTGTCTAATCTTTAGTTTAAAGTCTGCACCTTCCCAAAAATCAAATGGGTTAACAGGTTTCTCATCTTGGAAACTTGGTTGCATGACATCCATGATTTTATCAAAGATCTTTTTACCAAATTTATAGAGATATACCTTGCCCTCGGTTGCAGGATTAGATGGGTCTTGAACGACCAAGACATTAACGACGTAATGTAGCCTACGTTTCTGAGCACGCGCTTTCTCTTTATCTGCATCTATTCCTGTATTCCATAGTCGCGAGTTAAGTTCGCCGACCGGATCAGTTTGACCAATAGAAGTAAGTGAGTTTTCGATATACCACAAACCAGTTGGTCCTTTAAATCCATGGTCCCAATATCTTGCCCATGGAAGTTCTTGCCCTTCTGCCGCTGGTAGGAATCTGAGAACGGCGTAACCATTCCCTGCCTTATCAACGGTAGGTTTCCAGAATCGGTCATCTTGGTAGGATTTCTGTTCACCACCACCACTGGTGGCTTCTGCTGCTTGGATTAATTTTGAGATTTGATCTCGGTTTCTTTTTAGATTTTGAAATGACATAGTATCGTCCTTATTTTGCTGTAGTATTAACTGAAATATAACGGTATCCTTTAATGATACCTATATTATATATCATGATTTTATGCAAAAGCTGAATCCAAATTATTCTTTTTTGGCAAATAATTTAGGTCCATAGCTTCTACTTCCACTTTATCTCTAATAACTGGAGAGATAAATTTTTTAACATCTTCTGGTTCGATGTTATTTTTTTCACACACATGGATAATTGCCTCCATGTAAGGAATCTTTAGATCATTTACCGTCTCTTCAATGAGTTTGGCAAATTTAGTCTTGGTTAGGAATTGTTGTTCAATTGTCATTTTTCGAACATCCTAAGTAGTATTGTTTCTGCATTAAGTCTCCCTGTTGGTTTACCTGTTTTAGTTGTTAAACCTTTCCATGCCGCATCAATTTGCTTTGCAGTTTTAGTTTGAGCGATGGGTAAAAACTCATCTGGTTTTCTCAATTTAATACTTCGGCTGATATCGGCATCGAAGTTTTGTATTGTGGTACCTTTAACCGCAAACCCTCTCGGATCCTCGGTAACGTATTCACACAATTCTTTATATTTGGTATTAAATGTAAGCAATCGCTTTTTACCAATAATCATTACTGGCGATATTGATACCAATTTAAAATCTTTATCTTCCTTTTTATACTTAACCTTGGCGACCATTTTATCTGCTGTAACCGGTCTCTTAATTCGTATAGTGCGATTTGCCTTTGCAGCAGATTTAATACTTTCTAGGTCTGCAAGAATATTTTCACACACTTTAATGCGGCGGTTGAGTTCAGGTCTTTTCAAATGTGCATAACCCTCGACTGCTTGTTCACAGCGTTTGTGATATGCATCACCATAATCAAGTAACCATCCCTCAACCACCTGTCGTACAGGTATAGTGGCCGATCCACTTAACCCATGCTTTTTGAAAAGAAGATACACATTGATATCTGCCTTTTCACCTCTGATCCAGGCGTCCTCAAGGTCGTCCAGATCAACCATAATGGTACGTGCGATTTTGCGCTCAAGCTTTTGTTGAGGAGATAGAGTCACGACATTGCCCTTTCCCTTTTGTTCTGCTTCCTTTTCCTTTAAAAGAATTTTTCCACGTTCCAAAAGGTCGGCACAATATCGCTTGAGCCCATCAACGTACTGGGAGATTCTCTCATCAGTTTCCTGCCCGGCATTAAGCCAGTAAATGGTGGCAGAATAATGAGAAAAGATGGTAAATTTGTATTCTGGATTTGCAAGCATAGCCTTCGCATCAGACTTGGAAAAGTTTGCCTTGATATAGGTTTTAAGAATATCGGCAATATCTTTTCTGTCGACCTCATTATGCATATAATATTTGGTTGCCTCAAATCCTTTGTCAATGGGGATATTGACTAGACCGTAACGAGCTCGGCTTACAAATTTTTTCTTAGGTTTCTTTTTTTTTTTTTTTTAAACTTTTACCATGTTTTATCTCCTTTTACCATTATGAATACTATTCTATCACACTTTTTGGTAAATGTAAACACTTTTTTTTTATTTTTTTAAACGACGCGTGGTCCGTTATATGCTGTGCCGTCCTCAAATGTTTCGATCATTTCAAGTCTATCATTTGCTTGTGCCATGGTATCCAATTCTTTTTGGATAGCTTCTACGATATCTGAATGCTCACCAATACCTACTGATTGATTTAGATATACCAAAACATTAGTTTTAGCTCTTTCGTATTCGCCTTCGGCATGCATCCTTGCTGCTTTTAAAAGTTGATCCTTCATTTTCCTTGTCCTCTATATTTTTTAAATGAACGTCGTTGATGTTTGTTCATGGTTGATGTAATTGGCTTCCTGCCAATTGAGGTTCCTTTTGTAAATTGCCTTTCCAATTTAGCGGCACCATAAATATTTTTTGCCATAATATCTCCTGTTAAAGTTTATCGTCCAGAGGGGAGTTCCTAGGCCTCCCCTCCAGACTATCTGTAGTTACGTCACAGACCCGACTGGGTTTATATACGGTACCAGTATTTCTTACCGACCTAATTCCACCTGCAGCGTTGAATTAGGATTTATTTCCCTATAATGGGAAACCTGGTAGTCCTGCCAGGACTCGAACCTGGATCAACCTATTATCTATAGTTACACCTTATAAGGATGCCGTTTTACCTTTAAACTACAGGACCTATTTATGGTACCTCCGGCCGGACTCGAACCGGCACGCCAATGGCCACGGATTTTAAGTCCGTTATGTCTACCTATTCCATCACGGAGGCGTTGTTTGGCCTCTCCTGAGGGATTCGAACCCCCGACCCACGGCTTAGAAGGCCGTTGCTCTATCCAGCTGAGCTAAGGAGAGATTCTTTTTCCCTGGCCTCCTTGACCGATGGTAATTCAAAATGTAAATATGATCCCATAAAATATTTCGGTTTATCACCTACATATCCATTATGTGGAAACATCCAATTTGGTGGAAAGCATACAACCTTTCCTGCTTCTGCTGGTATTTTATTACCAAAAAACTCTGTGCCACCACTATCATTTAAATATACGAACATTGATAGGTAACGCATCATTGTATTTGCATCACATGAATCAATATGATCCTTAAAATAGCCATCTGGTTCGTATCGTTTAATCTTTATTGATTCCATAATATCTGTTGGTGGCATAAAGTCGGTCGCAGGTGCGTCTCTTCTATACGCTTCTGCACACTGTCCGAATATATTTACAATCCTATCAAATTCTGGGAAAAATGATGAATTTTTATTCAGGTTGATTTCCGTAAATTTTTTACAATGATCATCATAAATTCTTTTTTCACATAGGTCAAAAAGGTTAATAAGCTTTTCACAAAGATCTGGTGTGACTACATTATCGTAAACCTTAATATAATCACTTAAAAGTACTTGTCTTTCCTCTTCCATTATTTTTTCCTTTCATAGAAAATGTGGTTACCAATTTTAGCAACAATGCGTTTACTTTCTGCCCATTCTGGCCTTACATAATCTGCATGATACCATAACGCACCTTTTACCATAGGATATACCTTTTCATAATATACACCACTAGCAACTAATTGAGCCTGTTCCCAAGCCATTTCATCATGAGGTTCATCACCTTTACCATCACAATACCAACTGAATTGACAGCGATGGCGAATTGGATAATATACTCTATCTTCTTCTGCAATATCCTCATATTGTCTTGTTTTCCAACTTTCCCTTGTAGGCCCCTGCATGACAACCTCACACACCTCGTCTGGATATAAATCCGATTCGACCCTATTCATTACCACCTGTGATACGGCAACCATACCACGAATATCCTGGTTACGTGCCTCATGGTATGCGTTTAATGCCAAACAAAATAAAGCCTCTGCAATCATATTTATCTCCTCATTTTTGCGTATATTTCTGGGTTATCTCCACGACTGACGGGGACCATGTTTGATTTATGGAGGGTTGCGATACCGACGATTTGGTCGCCTGTGTATTGTTTTGGTTCTGATTTTGCAGTTGACCCCCTGAACGAGTCCGACGTCGAGAGGCTTGGATAAGATTCTGTTGTGCGCGAAAACGATTCCTTGAATTCATAGGTTTTAAATTCCCTTTTTATTTGTTTTAATTGATCAGGATGAGCATTCATCTTGCGCAGCCATTTATCATGTTCAGCTTGTGCTTTTTCCCAACCAGGCTTTTTCTTAACCTTGCGCTTTTTTGTATTTAAGGAGGTCATACCTCTCACTAAATGCATTGTCATAATACATACCTCAATGTTGATACGGCAAGGATAAAACAGAGTACTGAATTCAATACAATCAATGCTCTATCCTTCCATAAAATTCCTACCCACCACCAAAGGCACGTGCCGATAAGCGATAATATAACATCATACACTTTAGGCACTTCCTCGACTGCCCGACAAAGAACTGCCACAATAATAACCAATGTAGCAACCCATTTGATATACCAGTCGATGCCTTGATTACGAACCATTAGTTCCAATCTGCATCATATGACTTTTGGTCTGCGGCACGGTCGCCGTAATGTTCTGCAAGATATTTGGAACCATCGGTCCACTGATTATAGTTAGCATCGTAACCATCAATCATTTTATCGAAGGCGTCCTTTTCCTTCTTACGTTTTGGAGCTTCGACCTCATCGGTCCATTTACGAACCTTTTTTGCGCCTTCTGCAAGACGTGCGCGAAGAGTCTTTGAACGGTTGTATTTTTCGGCCGCGGCCTTAATAACTGCAAGACGCTCTTCTTTTGTTGAACTTTTTGTGATTACATAATCTGACATATTCATCTCCTCATTTTGATTATACATACATTCTAACACGTTTCTGGACAAAAGTAAAGTGTTTTTTTAAAAAAAGTTGAAAAAATATTTTGTTCCGTAATAACCAATCACGGCAAGTACGATAAATTGCCATACTGCCATGTTGATTAATTTGAAAAGAAACCACACACCCATTATGATAAAAATGAAAATGAGGAGCGGGTGTGTGGTTTCTAACTGGGCCCACATACTTTCAGGTATATGTATGGGGAAATCGTTAAACATTTCGCTTATATCCTTCAGGGGCATATTCGTTCCATGTTGTAAAATTCTGATCGATACGCTCTTGGTACCAATTCAATTTATTCCTTTCTTCACGACCCTTAGTGTATACTCTATGGTCATCAGAGTATTCATATGACCAATCGTGGGTCGTTAAAAGGTATTTGTAATTCTCTTTTTCGGCGTCAGACATTTTCATACCTTCATTGCGCAATAACATTAGGCGATGCTCTTCCCAAATTTTGTCCTCTGCCTCAGCCATAAGTTCCTCTTCTCTATTCATCAGAACAATTCCTTCTATGGTTTTGAACGCCTTATTTTTCCAAAAGGTATCCAATAGTTGCAGGTCATTAACCGTAAGTGTAGTCATTACGCTGCCTCTCCCCATGGTTCATAAGTTACAATACCTTCGAGCTTTTTAACAAGCTCTTTACCATAATCGGTAAACAGTATACCTTTATCCCAAACCCAGCCTTCAACATCCTGGCTGTGGAAAAACTTCTCATCTGAAGTTAACCAACGAAGAGCAGTCTCTTCATCACCTGCACCAAGGCTAATAGTTTTATCTATAAGAGCCTTGAACTCAGCAAGGTCCTTTGCCTCACGAGCCTTTTCGGCTTCGTAAGCCTCATTGGCGGCTTTGCTGATATAATCAGCTTCTTTTTGAAGCTCTTCCAATGACATGGATTTAAAGTCATAGTGACGACCCTTAACGCCAAAGGCATCTTTATGGCCTTCATAAATGTACATTTCGAGCTGATATCGCTCATAATCTGCTACGGTATAAACGCCGTACTCTGCCCAATGATCTAGGTCAGTGGTAATCATACCAGCCCAACGGTTACCCGGATCCTCGTCGATCCAAGCCTGGGTTTTGGCATTAATCTTTTCAATGTGTGTTACTAGTTCGTTCATAATTTTTTCCTCATTTCATTTTATAGTACTATTCTAACACACTTTTTATAGTTTGTAAACACTTTTTTTAACTTTTTTTAAATTTTTTTTCTGTTTATCTTTGAATAACTTATATGAATTACATAAAACTTCCTGTAACTCATACGCCTCTTTTTCCCATGGTAGTGACATATATTCATCGACAGTAGAGTACGCACTCAGGTAATCGGTACCTTGCCACTGTTTAGTGAACATATTAATATCTTTGGTTTCGCCTCTGGCAAACTGTTTAACGTGGACCATCTCGTGACATACTGCAGTAATAAAGTCATCATCGTTAAGAGTTTTTTCTATTTCTAATTGGAATTCTCTATCGGTTACGGCCAAACAGTAACCATCAGCCTCTGGTAGTTTATCAAGGTGAATACACACGTCCAACGTTTTCATACGTGGCATCATTTCGTTAATACAAAAGTATGCTACATCCTCTGCAAGTGCTCTTTTTGATTTAGTTGATCCAAAGGCTTGAACATCATTCATGCCGCCACCTGTACTTTCTTTGATTCGATAATTGGGTTTACCAAATCCCTACGCAGGTTTCTGTATATGTATTGGAAACCTTCACCGTGTCCACGATCGTTTCTGAATTTTTTCTTTGCCCATTCTGGCATAGGTCCTTTGCACGTATATTGTACAAAGTGCGATACCTCGTGCGCAACCAGGCACAATAGAATATCATGGTCATCGGTAACATCGATTGCGCCAATAACCTTGTCGTTATTAAACCTTTTATATTCGGTCCAACGTTTGTTACCAAACTGCCAACATTCCAGGTTAATAGAGATCTTACAGAATCCACCCCACGAACGACCATTCCTTCTACGATATGTAGAGAGATATTTAAGAGCCATTTGTGAATGTTCAGGAGTGAGATTTAACTCGTACTCTTTTTTACGAAGGTGTTTCATACACAGCTTAACTGCGGCGATGACATCTTTTTCTGTAACCATATTTGTTCCTCATTTCATTTTATAGTACTATTCTAACACAAAAAAGAACAAATGTAAAGTGTTTTTTTAATTTTTTTTAAATTTATTTTTGGAAACGTACAGAATATTGTCTGCCATTGTATGTAAAAGTGATAACTGAATGCGAATAGACGGTTTGCTTTGTTTCGTTATATCGTGTTTCATTATAACACTTAACCTTTGTACCACCTTGTGCATCACTATTCTGATGACCTAACATACCACCTAAAATAGCACCTGCAGTACCACCATCCGGTAGGTCCTTTGTGACGTTATTACCAATGATACCACCAATAATGGCACCCATTAAGGCATCACCTGTTTTATCGCCAGACGTTTTTACTTCTCTGCAGACCTCCACCTGATATGGATTCTGTCTAATTACCTCTTTATGGT